CCGGCAGCGGCTCCGGCCGCGCCTCCTGCACGCAGTCCGGCAGCAGCGCCGACTTGAGCTGCAAATGCTGCAAGCCCAGATACTGCACGTTGTACACCGCGCACATCCGCGCCACGATGTCGTCGCCCGGCAGCCGCTCTCCGGACTCGTAGGCGCGGATGCTGGTGTCACTGACCGCCAGCCGCTCCGCCGCGGCCTCCTGTGTCAGACCCGCCGCTTTCCGGGCGGTCTGGTAGATGTTTCCGCCGTCCCTTGCCATGGACAACTCCTCCTTTCTCCGCTATGCTGACCTTAGTGGGCAGCGTCGCTCATCAGCTCCTGTTCCGTGCACTGCAAGATCGCACACAGCATGGCACGGTGCTTCTTGCAGGGCGTCGCCTTGCCGCGCTCCCAGTAGCTGACGATGGATCTGTCCACGTTCAGCTTGTCCGCCAGCTGCGCCTGCGTCATGCCGGTCTTTTCCCGGAACTCCTTGATTTTCACAATATCACCTCCCATTTTGTGAACTTTCACCTTGCGTGGCGGGGAAAAGGGTGGTATGATAGCCATGTCAGTAACCACATACGCACCCTTTTTGCAAAGCTCGCCTTCCGGCGTCGGCCTTGCTATGGTTGCATATTATCACGCAATCGCTTGATTGTCAAGAATTTTCATGCAATAACTTGAAAATTCACAATCTGCACAATACTTCTGGGGTATTTCTATGTATGATGCACAAAAGCTTGCATTGAGCATTAAGCACCGTGCAAAGGCCACAAAAACACCTATCGGCCAGATGCTGGCTGACTGCGGGCTAAACGTCAACGCCATTTCCGAGCTGGCAAAGGGGAAAAAGTTCTCCTATGCGTCCCTCGCTCTGATTGCCGACCGGCTGGACTGCTCCGTGGATTACCTCCTGGGCCGCACGGACAACCCCGCCGTCAATCGATAGGGGGGTGTCCGAATTGAACGCCTGCAAAGAACGCCGCACCTTGGAGAAGATCTCCGCGGCCGGCAGCACCGCCACGAAAGACGACGCCTTCGGCAAGAACGACGAGGAGCTGCTGCGCGCCATGCTGCAACAGGACTACGTCTCCCTGGATCCCGTGTACCACCAGCGGCTGATGCTGCGCCCGCAGGGCTACGCCCGGCTGCGGGAGCTAAAGCATAACCGCGGGGAGTTTGTCCGCTGGGCACTCACCACGGCTATTTCGGTGGCGGCTCTGATCGTTTCTATTGTCGCGATAGCCCGATAGGCGTTAGATCCCGACGACCAGACGAATACCTGCCGTCAGCGCGAGGACGCCTGTGAACGCCGCGCTGACACCGAACGCATAGCAGGCGAAACAGCAGTCGCGATCCTCGCAACGCTGTTCCGCTTTCCACGCCAGATAGCCCAGCAGCAGCGTCAGCGCCAAAAGCACCACCAGTGCAATAAGCCACTTCAAGAGACCCACGCTTTCACCCCCTTTCACCCTGTGAAAGTTCACATTCGCCCCCGGGGAAAAGGGTGGTATGATAGTCATGTCAGCAACTTCACACGCACCCATTTCTCCGTAAAGAGGGAGGACATAATGCGCAAGCAAACCCATCCGACGCGCATCTCAGTGATCCGGCGCACCTTCCGGCATCGCCGTTCCTCTCGGGGGATGGTATAAGCATAAATGAGAAATTTCTCATTGTCAATACAAAATGCGAAATTTCTCATTTGTTGTTTGTATTCACAATTTTTGAGTTTATATTTTGTATATATCATCTACAGCGGAGGCGCATCATGAGCAACGACACATCTTACGTCATGCCTTTTAGTCACCCGGATGATCTCTCTGACTGCGTGGTCATAGATTTAGAAACTACGGGCATCGACCCCCAAACCTGTAAAATTATCCAACTCGCCGCAGTGCGATACATCGGGCACCAAGAGAGCGACAGTTACAAAACCTACGTCAATCCAGGATGCCGTATACCGGCCACAGTGACGGAGTTGACTGGGATCACGGGAGATATGGTCGCCGCTGCTCCAACCATCGACGAGGTGATTGACACTTTTGCAGAATTTGTATCCGCCTCCCCGTACACCGCAGGGTGGAATGTTTCTTTTGATGCCAGTTTCTTGAAGGCGGCGGAGGGGATTATTCGAGAATGCTTCGCCCGTTGCTTTGACGTGATGACGCTCTACGGGCGAGTCACTGGTCATCCTTACAGTAAACTATCTGATGCATGCGATGAGATCGGTTACATGGCGCGCTTCCACGATGCGCTCGAGGATTGTCGCGCGTGTGGAGCAATCCTATCTTGGCTTTGCGGCGAAAATAGATTAGATCATGCACTTCACAGCAAAGGAGAACGAAATGCTGCGCTACGGTCCTATCTTCAAAGGTCTGCGTCGGGAACGTGTCCAATATTAGTCGGCGATGTATGCCGAGGCGGGGAATTGGATGGCAAAGCCGTCGTATTTACTGGCGCATTAAGCTTTCCGCGCGCAGCAGCAAAATCCCTCGCAGAGGCTGCCGGCGCCACCGTAAAAAGCGCCGTATCGAAGAAGACCGACTATCTGGTGGTCGGAGAACAAGACAAAATCATCGTCGGATGCGACGGCATGAGTGACAAGGAAGAAAAGGCAGCCGCGCTCAATGCGAAAGGCGCATCAATTGCCGTGATATCCGAGCAGGAGTTCTTGAAGCTCCTATAATCTCATTTGACGAGGCCACTATGGATAAAGAACTTTTTGTAAGAAATATCAAAGAAAGGTGTCGAGCAAAAGGAGTTAAGCCCACGGTAGCTTGCCGTGAAAGCGGCGTTGGAACCAGCTTCATTACGGACATAAATAAGGGCACGACTCCCTCTGTGTCTAAGGTGCAGATGCTGGCGCAGTATCTCGGCTGCACCGTCTCCGACCTGCTGGGGGAAAAGGAGACGCCGCCGGATCCGGTGCGGCAGGAGTTTATGCGCCTGCTGGACAGCATGACCGCCGAGCAGCGGAACGAACTGTTTGCCTTTATGCTCCGTCTGAGACGGGAGCGGGAAAAATAAGAAGGTGCCCGATTCGGGCACCTTCCCTCAGAGGATCTCGCCGCTAATGATTTTCAGTGCGGCCGCCAGGGCCTCGGCCTGCGCCGCTTCGTCCAGGCTGTCGAACAACGCCAACAAGTCCTCCCCCCGCTCGCTCATGTCGCGTCCCTCCTCAAAATAGCACCTTTATTGTACCACTTCGACAGAATATATCCAGTAAAATGCAAGTTCTTTGCAAAAAATATATATAAGCGGCAGATTTGCCGCGGAAAGGGAGAAAGCTATGATTTGTCCTAATTGCGGAAGCCCCAATGTAACGATTTCTATGCAGGAGGTTGGCAGTAAGACGAAAAAGCACGGAAACGGCATAGGCGGGCATGTGAACAACTTTGCGCGCGGCATGACTGCCATATGCACGCTTGGCATGTCGAACCTTGTGTGGAAGAAGTCTAAGGGAGGGGAAAAGACAGTCACGAAGATGGCAAAAGTATGCCTGTGCCAGAACTGCGGGAATTCGTGGATCATTGAATAAATAACGAGCGGTGCCCGATTCGGGCACCGCTTTCTCAAAAAGAGGGGGTCATGCCATGCAGTGCAAAAATAAGGGCTGCGGTCGCGAGATAGATGCCGACTCCGTCTACTGCAAATGGTGCGGCGCCCGGCAGGTCCGTGAGCAGCGCAGCAAGAACACCGCCCACACGCCCACCGCTCGGAAGCTTCCCAGCGGCTCGTGGGCCTGCCGCGTTCGCGTCAACGGACAGGACGTGTCCATCACCCGCGAGACCAAGGAGGAAGCCATTGCAGAGGCCATGGCCATCAAGCACGGCCTGAAGGCGCCTGAAAAGGCTCGCACCTCCATGACGCTGGCGGAAGCATACGAAAGCTACATCAAGTCCCGCGACGGTGTCCTATCCCCTTCCACCGTGGCCGGATACATGCGCCTGCGGCGAAACACCTTCCAGCGGCTCATGCCGATGAAGCTGGGGAATATCACCTCCGGGCAGATCCAGCGGGAGATCTCCGCCATGTCCAAGGGCGGGAAGGCCCCAAAGTACATCGCCAACGCCGAAGGTCTGCTGTCCTCCGTCCTTAAACAGTTTAATCCGGGCGCCAGTTACGACCTGCACCTACCGCCCAAGCGCAAGCCGGATCTACAGAAGCTGGAGGACGGGGACATCGCCGGTGTTCTGGCAGCGTTCCGGGGCGATCCCGTGGAACTGCCGGTGTTGATGGCGCTATGGATGGGGATGCGCATGTCGGAGATCCTCGGCGCAGAGTTCGGCGACATCGATGGCGGTCGGCTGCACATCCGCCGCGCCGTTGTCATAGACGCGGAAAACAACAGCGTGGTGAAGGACTCTGCCAAAACCTACGCCGGAGATCGGTGGGTCGATATTCCGCTCTACATCATGGCTCTCATCCGCGCCGACGGCAGGGACTCCGGAAGGATCGTTACCTTTACCGGCGCAGCCATCTACAAGCGCTTTGTGCGGGGAATGGAGCGGGCAGGGCTGCCGCGCTGCCGTTTCCACGACCTTCGTCACGCCAACGCCGCCATCATGGTGCGGCTCGGCGTCGATTCCAAGTATGCGCAAGAGCGCAACGGCTGGGCGTCTGACCGGATGTACAAGCAGGTCTATTCTTACACCATGGACGATCAGATGGCCGCGATCAGTCGGCAGATGGACGACTATTTTGACAACAAAATGTCAACAGAAATCCAAGAAGCCCAGAAGTAACAACGTGTATAAGCTTCCTTCCAAGGGGTTCGACT